TCGCATTTATATATAACCTTTGGCTTTCGTCGTAAATATCCCTATATTGCACCTCAATCGTTGCCTTGCGTTCATTTGTGTTTATATTTAAAATCTCTAAACTGCTAACGCCCTCAACGCTTAAGATTTGCCTTTTTATCTCGTCTCTCATCTTGTCAATATTAGGATTTTTTGATAAGTAGTTAAACCACCTAACGCCGTTTTCAAAATCCAAAAACCAGTCATTGTAAAGGCTTAAAATTTGCGTTTTCACGTTTTGGGCTATTGCAGCACTATCTGCTTTATGCCCTAGTAACCAGTCGCCCTCGCTATCTATCGCCCTTACTTTCACTTATTAGCCCTTAGTTTGGTTGTGTAGTTGTGCCACCGCTATCTCCGCCATGTGTATGGTGTTTTAAGCTTACGCCACTACCTATCATATCTTCGGCGGTAATTGTGCCACTACTTACGCTATTGCCCTCGACTTGTGAAAAATTGCCAACTAGGTTTTTATTTCCTACTTGCTTGTAGTCGCCCGTCTGTTCTATATTGCCCTTGATTATGATTTTTCCCTCGGTTAGTTTTAGGTAGGTGCTTTTGCTTAGTGTTCGCATGCAAACGCCGTCTAAATCCACATCTTTAACCGCTAAGGGACGTGGGCTAAAGCCAGTTAAAAAGAAGCCGTCCGAATAGTCGTGTAGCCTAAAATCTAACGGCTCGCCCTTACTAGCACTAGCAAACCAGCCATCAATGCAACGCTCAGCAAATACACAAAGTCCGTGATCGCCCTTTCTTATCGGTGTAGTAATTACAAAATCGCCACCCCTAAAAAATTGCACTGGCACATCATCTATTGGCGGCAATGGCACGCTCACGCCGTCACGTTTTAGCTCGTTTATCATTAGCTCGACTTGCACCGTATTGTCGCCTGCGTTAAATTTAAGCACCTTAGCAGGTAACGCCGTATGCACCCCTGCCTCAAAGCTTAGTAGTCCGCTATTAAAAATTTGCGTTAAATTTGGATCGTTCATTTTTTCTCTACTTTGTGAAATTTTCCGTTTATTACAATTAATTCCGTTTGCCAAGTGTCGTTTAAAAAATCGCCACTATGCGTTAGCTGGGTTATTTTATAATCGCCGTCGTATTCGCTTAAAATTGATTGTATTCGTATTAGCGAGCCTATGTTTAATTTTGGATTTAATAAGCACGTAACCCTTAGTCCGTCGTCGGTTTTTTCTGGGCTATTAATCAACCCAGTTTTTTCGCTTAGGATAAAACCCTCACTATCACTTAAAATTTTGTTCTTTGGCAAAAT